CATCAAAAAAATTTAGGTTATCTTAAAACAAGAAAACCACATGCATGGCGTGATTTTTCCTAAGGTACTAAAGGACCTGGATAAACATCATCATCGTCGTCATCAAAGTCAAATTCATCATCTGCTAAGGGTGATGTGCTTTTTGTAAGCTTTGGTAATCTTATCTTGCTTCCTGGCGTATCATGGAAAAGTTGTGTTCCTAATTCTCTTTTTGCATAATCATAAAAGTTTGTATCAACTTCTGATAATGCTTCAGCAACTTTTTTCAATTGCCATTCATGACCAACAGCTTTAACAGTTTCAAAAAATGTCATAGCATCCATCCCGGACATTTTCATAGTACTTTGGATTGAAGCATTTGTAACAAAATTCCAATCGAATCTTCTGCCCCACAGATGGCCAAAAAGTTGGCTAAGATTAGGTCCAGAGCTAGTATACCTACCTTCTTGTAAGTTCCTAATTTCGTTTAAAATCATTTTTCTTAGTGAATTCCTATTTAATTTCATTTTTTCTCCTTTTAAAAATTTGGACAATATTAATTATTCTAATCGAAATGAACTATACATTAAAATAACAGCCTGGCGAAAATCTTTTTCATAAAGATAAGGTTCAATACTAAATATTTCAGGCATTTGTTCCTCGGTTGTAGTTGTTGTATTACCTAAAAGACCTTGTGATTGTTTCTGTTTTGTTAACTGTATTACACTTCTTTGGTGTTTATTAGATACTGTAGCTGATGAAACAGCATTCATTTCATGATCATGCAGCGTAATCGTAACATATGCTCTAACAGGATTAATAACTACCTGTGTTTTTAGCACATACATGTATTCTGAAGTTGCGCATTTCACAGGCCTTGATAACCAATTGCAATCTTCATTAACAAACGTTGCTGATGATGCATTATAAATGCTATTAATCATTCTTGGGTCTTTAACAAATGTTGCTTTATGAATAGTTGCAAAACCTGTAATTAAAGATTCAATCTCTGAAGACTGATATGTTTTACCACCACCTATTACTACTGGCTTGTCAATAAATATTGTGATGCCTTTGACTGCAGTTATTGTAATCGACATATCAGGTTTGGGTTCACCTGCAATTGACAAAAAACTTAACAAAAATAATAAAAAAAACATACTTACTCCTAACTTAACTTGTTAAAAATAAGTATGCTTTAATAAACTTTATTTATTCTTATTTTTTCTGAACAAAAGCATAAAGTTTTTCAGCTTCAGCAATAATATCTTCTGTTGAAGGAAATTTTACATTATGAGCAGCAACACCTTGATCTCGACATCGTTGCACTTCACTATGGTATGCTTCTACTAAAATTTGTTGGGCTTGGCCTAAAAGACCTTGGCGCAGTTCATATGGATTACTAGCCATGATATTCTCCGTGTGTGTATTGTGTGTGAATGTATCTAAATGATACAAAATAATCATACAAAATTTTTAATAAGTGTATAATAAAAAAGGCGACCAAAAGGTCGCCTTAGTTAACAGAATCTACCTAAAGATTAGATCACGTCCATGTCAAGGCATGTAACTGTTCCGTAGAAATCGGCACGTACCATTTTCTTACCGTAACGAGTCATTACACCTTTTCTTGGTGTGAAATCTTCAGGAGCGAAGATTGTAGGAGTAACGATGAGTGGTACATAAGGAGCATAGACGTATCCAGACTCAAGATATGATCCACCTTTGTATCCTACAAGGATCTTGTTGCGTGGGAAGTAAGGATCTTTGTAAACCGTAAAGCGATTTGAAAGAGATCCAATAGCTTCTGCACCGATAGAGAAAGGAGTTCCAACTTGTCCTTGTCCATCAATCTTGATAGAGGGCTTGTAAAGAACTGAAGCTTCGAAGATAGTAGCTACTTCAGGTGAAACCACGATAAAGTTAGCTGCTCCACGAAGAGTCTTTCTGTGAATTTCGTTAGCAACGTCGATAATGGTTTCAACAAGAGTTTCGTACCATTCGCGAACTGTACCAGTGAAATTAGGTCCAATAGTGCTAGATGCAACGACACCAGTATCCTTCTTAACGAATTTACCAGGAGCACGTGACCAGTAGTAGTTAGCTGCTTTTGCTTCTGTAAGAAGATCATTAAGAATCTCACGATCGATCTCAAGTGCAATCTGCTCAGAAAGAATCTGAGTCAATTCAACTTCAGCATCCATTGAGTGATAAGCATTAAGATCTTGCGCAAGTTCTGGAGACCAACGAGCTCTTAACTTACGTGTGGTCGCTGTTACCGCGATAGACTCAATCTTAATATCAATCTCAGGAATAACTGGGCTTGGAGAAGCTGCAAAATCTGACTCAAAGCTTGGAATAACAAGAGTTCCACCAGTTCCACCTTCAGCTGATACTGAATCAGCAACTGGGAAAGAAGCAGTAAGATGAGTATCGGCAGCCAATGCAGCGGCATCATCGGAAGGAGTTGCGCCATCAGCAAGTTCCATTACAAAAAGAATACCTGCGTCAGCATCAGTAAGTGCTTTAAGAGGATCAGGAGTGAATGTAATTGCGTCCTGTGCACCTGCCATAGTACCTAACTGATTAAGGCGACGAACGTTCAATACATTGCTTCCACCTTGAACAGTAGCAGGAGGTACTGTAAATCCATTTGTAGTAGTTGCAGCACTAAACAAAGCAATCTGCTTAATTTGTGTTGGGTCTAATCGACGTCCAGTTGCAGCATCTTCAACAAGAACTGAAGCTGAAGCAACCAAGAATGCATATTCTGCGTCGCCATCATTAATTCTTTTAGTGATCTGTGGGTCAAATTGTAGTAATTTACCGTCAGCACCTTCTACACCAGCTACACCATTTGCACCTGATTGAGAAGCACCTGTTCCAAATTTACCAATATGAGCCAAACCTTCATTCAATTCATAAGTTCCGTGAACTTTTGAATATCCTGAACCTGCAAGATCATATTGACCACCAACTGCAGATGCACCAGTACGGATACTAGAACCACCAGGATTTCCATAAAGAGAATCACCTCTATTATAAGTTGAAGCATAAGTAGCATCGGTATTTCCGTCGCCAGTTCCGTCACCACCAACATCTGCTCCATATGAATAATCAAGATAGAAAAGAAGTCCGGAAGGTAAAGACATAGGTTGAATAGAAACTAATTCGTTTGCTACCAATCCACCGAATACTCGACGAACGATTGGAAAAGCGATATTGGTAAAACCATCAATGTTTCCAGCAGATCCACCGCTACCTAAAGTGTTTGCTTCGCGAAGGAGCTGAGACGCTTGGTTTTCAAGCATGCGAGCCATGTTTTCGCGGTTGTTTTCTTGAAGTCCTCGAAGAAGACCTGTACGTGTCCACTTGGACACAAGACGAGAAGAATCAGCGCCTAAGTGGCGTTCTCTAATTCCTTCTGTCAGTTGATTTAAACTAAATGATCTAGACATTTGTTTTATCTCCTATAAAATTAATTAATTGTTTGAACAGTTTATTTAAGACCAGCCAACTTTGCCCAACGATCAGACTCACCAACGGTTTTATCTGAATGTGTAGAAGCTGAAGTTGTTGTTCTTGAAGAACTACCGAATCTAGTTGATTCACTCAAAGTTTTCTTTGATGCTGAAACTGATAGAGATTCAGTAAGTGATGTGTATAATGACTTAGTTTCACTCAAACTTTTTGCTTCGTCCAATGCTTTGATAACTGATTTCTTTTGAGATTCAGACAAAGTATTGTTCTGTAAAAGTTTATTTACATAGAGCAACTTTGCATTAAATAGGTTGAGATCTTCCAACTGCTCACGAAGTGTTTGAACTGCACCTCTGTATTTATTCAGTTTCTCTTGCTGAGCTCGATTTTGACGTCTCAGATTGCGAATATTTTCGTTTAATTTCTTAAGTGAAGCGGGTGGATTAACAAATACATCCTTTCCAGGAGCTCCGCCACCAAATGATTTTTGATGTCCAAGTTTTTTAGCACCTTTTCCACCAAATGCATTAGCATGACCTGCATTAGATTCACCTTTTCCACCAAAATGATGATCAACTTTTCCTTCACTTAACATATTTCTAATATTTCTTAATTCTTGACGAAGCATATTAGGATCTACTTCAAAAACTTCTTCAAGAGGTGCAGGCTCAGCATCTTCACCTTCTTCGCCTTCAAGGGGTGGAAGCATGTCTTCAATGCCCTCCTCTCCTTCTTCTTCACTCTCTTCTTCAGAATCTTCCATGTCAAGTTCTTCGTCAGATTCATCTTCGTCATCTATGATCATTCCTCTAAGTTCCTCAGGAATCATATCTTCTTCGATATCTTCGCCTAAGTCAAGAGCAAGCTTGATTTCATTTATAAGATGATCCATGGCTTCTTTGTCGATTTCTTCTTCATCAAGACCATAACCTTCTTCATGAGATTCTTCTTCCAGTTCATCTTGGTAAAGATCACTCATTTCGTGTTTTAATTCTTCTTTAGCAGCAATGTCATCTGCTTCTTTTTCAACAGCTTCACGAAGTGCCTTTAAGTCAACTTCGTAATAACGTTCTTTATTCATTGATATCTCCTCAAGTAAATTTCTATATTGATTATTTATTTCATTACGTGTCAATTTATCATCAGAGTTAGCTTTTTTTGCTGCCTCACTAAGGTTCTTACGTTGTTGATGACTCATTTTATTAACTGCAGATTTAATATTAGATTCTGCAATATTCTTTTTAACACCTAACATTTCCATTAAAGATGTAATTGAATCTTCGTCCAAATTAGCATATTCGTTTGCCTCTTCTTCCTCTTCAGCTTCAACCTCTTCAATTTCAGGCTCAGTTTGTTCAATGATCTGCTGATCAATAAAACTTTTAATTTTAGGTGTAATCGATTCTAAAATTGCTTTCTTTGCATTTTCTTCAGCGACTTCCTTTAATCTTTTGGCGTCTGCTAAAGCTTCTTCAAATAATTTTGACATATATTGTTCCTCGTGCAAAATTTAATTTCTACAATAAATATTCTTTAATTATAGATAATACCTTTTTTATCTTATTTTGTTGACGTTTAAATGCCCTAAACATTGGAGCATCTATATCAGAAAGATTAAATATATTATTATCTTCTATACTTGTTAATAACTTGTGAGGTCTTGAAGATCCATATTGTGTACCAATACCTATAAAATTACCAGTTGTCCTAAAAGCCTGACCTGAACCTCCCGTCCCTAATGGAGGTCCGGAATGTTTTGGTTGTCTATAAGGTGATATTCCTTTCCTTATCGGATTCCTGTGATAGCCAGCAAACTCAAATATATTTGACCCGCCAGTATTTTTTAATTGTCCTGCTGCTCTGTCTGTTGAACGAGGAGCATAAGGATCAGTGATCGTCATAGGTAAACCATTTGTAATCTTTGATTTAATCTGTGAACCAACCTCATCATTCAGATCATTAACAAATTGGTCTATTTCATCTTCTTCTTCATCATATTCTTCTATATCATCAACATTGACTGTATGGATGATTCTTTCTCTTCCGGTAGTTTGTTTCCCTAAAGAAGGGCTATATCTGCCCTTCCCGTAATAATCTAGATTGCCAAATTTATAACCGCCGCCTAAATACATTATGCTTTTCCGTCGGAACCTTGATAAGATCTTCCCATGATATAATTACCTAATGTAGTTTGCTCAGATATTTTTGAAGCTGTTTCGCTAGGAGATGTTAAACTATTAAGACCGGATCCGAAGTTTGAAACATTATTAGGATCTTTAAATTCACCTTCATATGCAGGTTGATTTGCAGCGTTTAAAGATCCTGGTCCAGGTGCAGTAATATTAGGCGTATAAGGTGTTGAAGGTAAACCTCCACCTCCAGTTTCAACGTCTGCTAAATTTGGTAATGGATTTTGATCATTACCAAGATATCTTGTGTCAAAAGAATTAATTCCATTACCATTAACAATTACACCTTTTGTTAATTTTATAAAAGTTTCAAATCTTTCAGCGTCAGACAATTCATTATTATGAATAGGGGAAGCGTAAAATGCAGATTTAAGATTTGCATCATTTCTTGTGCCTTTAGGTTGCTCATTAACGATTAGTGGTTCTACTAAAATACTTTTTTGTTCAGCCATTTATTTATACCCTCTTAATAAGATTATTTTTGATTTTTTGTCTCAACTGATACAACTTCTTAAATTTTAAAACCAACTCTTTCTGCATTTCTTTTGTTTCATTTAATACTTTGATTTGCTTTTTAATTTTTTTAACTTTTGCTTCACTTAAATTTTTCTTTTTACGAGCTTGTCTCTTTTTAGAATCGGCAATCTTTTGCTTTTCTTCAGCAATTAATCGTTTAATCAGCTGAGGTGTTAGTTTTCTAATTCTTCTATTTGACATTTTTATAACTCCTTTTAAATACAATTCAAAACATGTTTTTGCATTAAATAATTATACACAAAAACATGTTTTGACGAAAGTTTTAATTTTGGTTCTTTTTTATTTTTGATCAGAAAATGCCAATCTTGACCACCTGGATGCGGATTCACCAAAAAGATCTTCTGGGTTACTTGCTGCCACTATTTTTGCTGCCTGATCGCCTTGAACAGACACATTCGCTGCAGTGTGTCCTTTTCTATTTTCTGCTGCTAATTGTTCTTGAAGTGTAGAAGCAGCTGTATCTGCGAATATTTCATTTAAGATTGGGTCATCTGAAATACTTGTATTAATTCTTGGAGCAGGCCTTTTTTCTATTGCTGCAGGTTGTTGATTTTTAGCATATGATATAGTATCTAAAGCAGGCCTTCTCATAATTTCAGACTTAAGTTCTTGTTTTCTTGAGTTTCTTTTTTGACTGCCTTCTGATAATCTTGAACTGCTTGATATTAATCCTTCTGCAAGAATTTCTATTAAACATTCTTTTACAATGCCTTTAAGATCGTTTTTTGTTATTTTGCTCATTTATCCCACCGAATAATATCATTAAAAATTCTATCAATTCTGTCTGTTTTGTTAAAGAATTTATTAAGCTCTTTTTTAGAAATTTCTTTACCTTCTTTCATAACAAAAGCACCTGGTGTAGAAGGTTCTGATACCATATCAAAACAAATTAATTGAAAATCATCTTGGACGATTTGTGTATTTCCTTGTTTTTGTGTTGATCCTACTCCACGAGAAGATATTCCTAGCGTCACACCACTTTCAATTAATGATTGAATAATTTTACCTGATGGTGTATCTAATATCTCTATTGCTCCATAAACTATATCACCTTGCATATAGGCTTCCTTCACAACGTGAGAAACATTTTTAAGCTCAACAACAGAAGAATCTGGATGATCACATTCACCCATTGCTCTATTTTCTTGAATTAACTTTTGATAATTCATAATCTCTCTTTCTAAAATGTTTTTAGGATATATTCTTCCATTTTGATTAAGAGTATTTGACTTTTGGATCGGACCTTTTAATATTAACTTTCCACCATTTCGATCTCTGGACTCATTGATCATTTCTTTGGTAATGTTAAAAGCACACCATTCTCTGAGTAATTGCATTTTTATTCCTCCGAACTAAGTTCTGATATTAACTGTGATACAGTTAAAAATTTGATTATTGTGTCATCAGATAAGTTATTTTCATTAATTGATTTGACATTACTAATCACAGTATTAATTTTGTTATCCAAGTAAGCACTTTCATTTTTTTCTTTAAACCCTTCTAACAACTTAACAGATTTATTTTTTTGTTCACTCAAATAAGATATTAATCGATCTTTATCTTTTTCGAAAAAGAAGGCATAGCTTTTAATTAAGTTTTTTTGATCATTAGACATATGATTATATTTTTCATTAATCTTTTTCGTCATGATATTCATAACAATCTTATCAGACTGAGTATTATTAATTGATTCTGTCAAATTAGTATATTGATCTTCTTTTTTTGCATTAACTAATGAGCTAATTACTTTTTCTTCTAACATAACTGCATCTTTAATATTAAAATTATCTTTTTTCCATTCATTCATTACGATTTGAATTGTTGCCAAATCAACGTAGTTAGGAATATGTTCAAAATAAAACTTTTTTCCAAAAGAATAATTTATCTCTTTGATTAAAAAAGATTTTTCTCTTTCTAATTTTTTTGAATTAATTTTATTGCAAACTTTTTTAGATTCATTTAACAAAGCAGTTGCAGTTTCTCTGCTGTATTCGGAATTTTTAAGTCCATTAGAGAGCGCATTAAAAATTCTATATTCTTGGTATAGTTCAGTACTTTTATTAAAGTGTTTTTCGATTAATGCTTTGATTTTATTAACTTTGGAAATGTTTTCTGACACTAAAGCGCGGGTCATATTTCTTACTAATAGCTCGTAAATAATACCTACGTTTCTTTTTTTATTGTGCTTAATTTTACTCATTGCTTCCTTCTTCTCCTGATGAATTTTTTGTCTCAGAAATTATAATTTTATTTTTTGGCGAAACTCCAAAATTGTTGTCAAATCTTTTTAAGGTTGATTTAATGCTATTTGTTAATTCAGCATTTTTTATAATCTTGTTATCTAAATATTCGTCAATGTTAATATTATCACCACTTAGCTCATCTAATTTTTCTGCCTTATATTTAGCAGGAGATTTTAAATCATGATGTACATCATAAAAGACATCTTTTTCACGTCTTCTATTTCTCTGGTACTCACTAAAATGATTATCAGAGAATAAATGATTTTTTCGAGCATATTTTTCTTTCTTTTTACGACTAACTTCTTTTGACGTTACTTGATCTTTTTGCCATTTTTCAAACTCTGTTAAAGTATCGTCTTCATTTTCATTTTTTTCATCATCTTCGTTAATTAAATTTAAACTTGCATTGATTTTATTTTGAATCTTTATTGGCATATCATCATCTTGTATTGATAACATATTTTTTTCTGAAAGTGCTGGACCTCCACCTAAGTCTAGGCCAGGCATTGGAACAGGAGGTGTGTCAGGTGATGGCATTGATTCCATTCCTCCACCCATATCGGGTGGCATAGGCATTCCGCCGCCCATGTTTAAGTCTAATGGTGGAGGAGCTCCTTCTGGACCTTCAGGAGCAACAAGCTGCGTAGATTCAATTTCTAAATCTGTTAATTTATCTTCAAGTAATCCTTTTTTGACAGCTTTTATTTCTTCGTCATTTAATCTTAAAATATTTTTCTGTACCCATGCTCTGTCAATCAATCCAGGCGTACTTAATGCGCTGCTCGCAGCTTCAAATCTACCTTTAAATAATTCTAGCTTTTGTTGTTGTGCTATAGTAGACGGATTTGATAATTTAAGCGTAAAATCGACAAGATCTTCATCTGTGAAACCGTGGCAATATAAATGTACAATTGCTATTTTATTCATCTCAGATAATATTGTTCTTTGAATTCTTGCAATAGTTCTACTAAAACGTATATCTTCTTGAGAAAGCGTTGCTTTTGCACCTAAACCTTCATCATAACCTAGATAAGCCTTAGGTATTTTAAGAGCAGCAAAAAGTTTCTTCTGAATATATTCAACATCATTTGTGTCGCCTGTAATTCCTTGCCCGCCTACCTGATCAATTTTTGTACCGCTATCAGATCCTCGCACTGGAATAAAATAATCTTCATCAATAGAAAGTGGATTATAACGTAAATCTACACGTCCTGTACTTTTATCAACAACGCCAGATCTTTTAAGAGAAGATTGCGCTTGTTCCATATAGTTTGGTATGTCTTCAGGTGGTACATTGCCTACGTCAATATAAAAAACTCTTCTATCAGGAGCTCTTACAACACGCATTACCATCATTGCGTCTTCTAAGAGTATTAATTGTCGCCATATTCGACGAGCCGGCTCTAATACTGATGAACCGTACGGCAAAAATGCATCATTACCTAACAATCTCATGTGAGAAACTTGCCAGTTTTCTAGAATTTGATTACCTTGCGTCACCCATCTAAAACGAACTGCCATTGGATCATTAGGATCGAATCCTTCTTCTCTTTCTATTTCAGATATTGGAAGAGGATATGCATTAATTACACCTTGCTCTGGATGTACATCATTGAATAAAAAGAAATCACCGTATTTAACTAAGTTTCTTATCCATGGCGACATATTAAATTCTACATTAAGTGTATCATAGAATAATTCTGTTAATATTTGTCTTATTTTAGAATTTTCAGAGTATATATGTAATGTCTTTCCGTTTTCATCAGCAGCAACTGATTCTTCAGAGTATATGTCCAAAGCAGAAGCAATCTCAGGTGTATATTCCATTTCGCTAAAGTCTGAATATCTTGCCATTCTGTCATATGCACCGTATGCTGACATAGCTGCTGAATACACTTGTGATTGATTTTTTCTAAATTGCTCAAAAGCAGAACTAGTTCTCGTATCTGCTTTACTTTTTATTATATTTCTTTTAACAACCGGTCCGCTTCTAAAAAGACGTGTTAATTGTTTAAAAAGATTTCCTTTTTTCTCATTCGCCATAATTTACTCTTTATTTAATTACCCATAGCATATCTTTAGGTATATTACTGCGTTTTAATGTATCTTTAATATTTTGTTTTATATTATTTCTATCACCACGCCCAGATGGCATAAAAGGTGGAAGTGAAGAAACATCTTCTAAGACTGCATTTGGGGTATCATTGTATTCGTTTTTTCTTACACTAAATGCACTTAACATCGCATCATTAATTGCACGAGAAGATTTGCTATAATCAGTAGATGCATCAAATAACCATGAACCAATTGCAAGGCTCATTACCAGGTCATCATTAAAACCTCTCTTTGCTTGCGCTCTACCACTTTGCCATGTAAAAACTTTAAGTTCTTCATAAAAGCGTGAAGAATAACATATTAATTGTTTGTTTCTTATAACCTCTTCAAGTTTAGCTAAAATAGTGCCTCTTGTCTTTCCGTTAGTATTGAAACCTGCAGAGTCTGCAGAAGACTTGGGAACATAAGAACCTAAATAAACAGAATTTTTCTTTTTTCTGTAATACATTCTTGGGTAATTCATTTCTAATAGTTTAAGAATTGTGGCAAAACCGTAGCTATTATTTTCCGGACAAACTAATGCTTTATTATAACGAAGTCCGAATTCATTAATTAAATCAGCAAAGTTATCAGGTCTAATTTTTCCTTTATATTCTGCAACAACTTCATTAGTTGCATTATCTATTATATGAAATGTAGAATAGTCTTTTGAATCACCTCTAGCGACGTCAGCTGAAAGTATATAATCATGTTCTGAAAGTGGTTGTTTCCATATCCATACATTTTTATCAAATCCGTCTCTCATTATTGGAGGTTGTACACATGTTCTTAACCATTCAATAGACTGATTATCTAAAAACGTTTCGCCTGATGCTGCAAAATCACAAAGGTACTCTTGCGCAATTTGCTTTTTTGACATGTTTGCAGTAGTTTTTTCAAACCATTCGTCATCTCGTTCTGGATGACATTCCCAAGGTAGTTTTATAGCATTAAATTCATTTAAACCCGCTTCAGCCTTGGAATACAATTGATAATATTGTCCTCCTGCACCATTTGGAGTTGAAAGAATAATAACACGCCCACCGGTGGAGATTGTCGGATAAATACCTGTCCAAATAGTATCAAAGTTTCTTACGAAAGCTGCCTCATCAACAATAAGTAATGACAATGCTTCTGAACGACCTGCATCTTCTGAGGTTGGTATTGCCTTTATTTGAGATCCGTGATTAAACTGAATTACTTGTTTGTTATTCGCAATAATCTCAGGTATTAACAACCACTTTGGTAATGACCTGATCATTGTCTTTACTTTTATAATAAAGTTTTGTGCAACAGCTAGTTTTGTCGCAATAATAAGGATATTCTTTTCACGCTGAAATATTGCCATCCATACAGAATATGCTGCTACTAAAGTTGACAAACCTAACTGTCTAGACTTTAAAACAATATTAAAACGATGATCATTAAATTGATCAACACAATCATCTTGAAAAGGAAATGTATCAAACGGGATAAGACCTTTTACTGGGTGCTGAATTTTTAAGTAATGCTTAAAAAAATAGTTTGGATCTTTTCCACATTTAATAATTTCTTGAACTTGCGATCTTTTGGTTCCTTTTGCCAATTAATCCACCTCAAAGTCAATTGTTCTTCTCACTATTGCAGGTCTATTAACATTATAATGATTAATCATTTCAACAGAATTTCTTTCTGAGTTTTTAACTTGCTTGCACTTTAAAACTCTTCCTGCATTTTCTTTCTTTTTAAATTCTTTCTTAATATCAGCAATATATTTTTTAATATGTTGATTTAGCTCATTTTCACATTTAGCAATTTCTTGGTGTTGCATGCTATGATGAGTTAAATTAATAACCGCCAAAGACGTAACAGAAAGTGTGTTTCCTTGCAAAGAGGATTTAGTAACGACTGAAGAATGACTTCCAGGTCCTCCTAGTGTATATCTACTTCCTCCCTCCCCGTAATTTGTTGATCCTTTTCCGTACGTATCATTAATGATATTTCCTAAAACGTTGACTTCTTCAAAATTAAGTGGCATAATTATACTCCTATTTATTATTATTTATTCTTTTGTCAAGTTGTTTACGTAAATAAATATACTCATGCAATGCTGATTTATCTGGACGCCAACCTTCTTTCCAATCTTTTCTTCTAGACTCTATAAATTCAAGATAACATTCGTTACATGCATTATATTCATTACTTTTTTCAAAATCTAACATTGTGATCAAAGGATAATTACATAATTGACAATAGAAAGACTCTTTTTTACTTGTAGTATCTTCATTTACGAATTTAATTTTATTCTTGATATACACGTGAATCAACTCCATTTTTCATAATTTCAATTGTATTATCAACAACATCTTTAATTGCATCAATATGAGAAATTATAAGAATATTTTTAAACCATTTTTTTAATGATTGAAGAAGTTTACCACAAGCTTCTAAGTTTGTT